TCTAAGACTGGTGTACTTGATACTACTAAGTTACATACTTACAAGTACAATGAAGATATTTTTAAAAGAATAACTGTTGTTCCTGATGGTAAGAATCATGGTTTAATCTTTATTCTTGATTGGTCTGGTTCTATGCAACATGAGTTGTTACCTACTGTTAAGCAACTTATTAATTTAACTTCATTCTGTAAGAAAGTTCAGATCCCATTTGAAGTATATGCATTTACTAATGAGTGGTGGGGAGCAAAACGTGCTATAGATAATGTAGCAGGTACTACTCCAGATGATTATTATTATGGTCGTAGTTGGGATGGATTAGAAAAGAATGAATTCTATATTGATAATACATTCTTCCACTTAATGAACTTTATTTCTTCTCGTTCTAATGCACGTGACTATGAACGTATGTGTAAGAACTTGTATAGAGAGGCAAACTACTATAAAAACTATAGTAAGTATCAGTATACAATTGGTGTTGGTCTTTCTGGTACTCCTTTAAATGAAGCTATTGTTCTTCTTAATTACATTCTTCCTGAGTTCAAGAAACAAAATGATCTTCAGAAAGTTAATGTTTGTATCTTAACTGATGGTGAAGCATCTCAATCTGCTTATGGTGCAGAGAGATATGATGATTGTAAGGATGAGAATGTTGTCCGTCCTGCTCGTATTGACTGGGGTAATTGCTTACGTGACCGTCAGACTGGTCGTGTATATCCTGAGTTTGAATATGAGAGTGTTACTAACATCTTTATACAACAGGTTCGTGATCGTAACCCTGATGTAAATGTAATTGGTTTCCGTATTCTTCCAGGTAGTCAGTTGTCCAGTTTTGTTCAACGCTATGGTTCATTTGAGTCATACTCTGTTATTCAAAAACAATGGAAGAAAGAGAAGTCTGCAATCATTCCTAATCCTGCAGCATTCACTGCTCTGTATGCTATCAATAGTAATTATTTAACTGAGAGTACAGAGTTGGATGTTGAGTCTGGTGCTAAAAAAGCAGACATCTCACGTGCATTTAAGAAAATGCTTAAGGGTAAGTCCACTAACAAAAAGCTACTCAATTCTTTCATAGAGTATGTCAGTTGACAAAGTGGTACACAGGTGGTCGCATTGACCACCAAATGCCTTATACTATATTCATAGACAACAAAACACATCATGCCATTCGCTCCTGTTCCAGTTACAACTGAAGACCTAGTTACATACCTTACTGATAAGGTTGGTACTGAAGTTAGCACAAAGAATTTATTTGAAGCATCTGAACATTTTAATTGTTCTCTTGCTACTGTTAAAAAAAGACTTAAAAGTTATAAGCAGGGAATTGGTAAGTATGATCTTACTATTCAAGAGAAACTTGAAAAGACTTATCAGGCACCTGCTGCTATTCCTGTCATTGAAGAAAATCTTGTTCCTTCTAAAGATGAGAACTTTGTTCCTTTTGGAAACTTTTCTGATGTAAAGAAAATTATCAAATCTAAAGTTTTCTATCCTACATTCATTACTGGTCTCTCAGGAAATGGTAAGACTTTATCTGTTGAGCAGGCATGTGCAGATCTAAATAGAGAACTGATCCGTGTGAATATTACAATAGAAACAGATGAAGATGATCTCATTGGTGGGTTCCGTCTTGTTGACGGTGCAACCGTCTGGCACGATGGACCAGTTATTCAAGCTCTCAACAGAGGAGCTATCTTGCTCCTTGACGAAGTTGACCTTGCCTCAAACAAAATCCTCTGCCTCCAATCCATCCTTGAGGGTAAAGGAGTTTTCCTTAAAAAAACTGGAAGATACGTCCAACCAAAGAAGGGTTTCAACATCATCGCAACCGCAAATACTAAAGGTAAAGGTTCAGATGATGGACGATTTATTGGAACTAACGTGCTCAATGAAGCCTTCCTTGAAAGATTCGCTTTAACTTTTGAGCAAGAGTATCCTACACCTGCTATTGAAAATAAGATTCTTCTTCGTATTGCTGCTTCAGTGGGTAAGCATGATGAAGAGTTTTGTACCAATCTTGCTAACTGGGCAGACATCATCCGTAGAACTTTCAAAGATGGTGGAGTGGATGAAGTTATCTCAACACGTAGATTGGTTCATATTATGAGAGCATACTCTATCTGGAATGATCGTATGAAGTCAATCAAAGTTTGTGTTAATCGTTTTGACGAGGAGACCAAACAGTCATTCATTGAATTGTATGATAAGATTGATGCTAATGTAAACACTAATGGAGAAGAGTCTGATGACCAAACCGTTTGATGGATACCTAGGACACATCCTCCGTCTTAAGGACGGCAGGAGTGTCCGTATCATTGGAGATGGTGGCAATGAATGGAAGGCAACACATAAAATTAATGTTGTTGACCTTGACGGAAATGAATTTCAATGCTATCATGGAGACATTGATCATGTATGGAGTGAAAATTGAAGTACAATGAAAACGAGATCCTTAAAGAGATCTCAGATTATATCAGTAGTACCTACAGTGCTCACTATAGTAAGAATGGGATCCAAACATTAGATCTCATTGATTCTGTTGGTGATGCTGAAGCATTCTGTAGGTCTAACATTTTGAAATATGCTTCACGTTATGATAGGAAGGGTACAGCACGTAAGGACATCATAAAGATTGCTCATTACGCTATTCTCCTCTGTCACTTTAGTGATAAACAAGCTAAAGCAGACCAGATTAACGCAAACAACCCTACATCTTTCTCAGTTGATTATGACAAATAAGGTAATCCTATCTAAAAAAACACTTGATGTACTTAAGAATTTTTCTACTATTAATTCATCAATAGTATTCCGACAGGGAAGTACAGTACGAACTATTAGTAATGCAGAAAACATTCTAGCAAAGTTTACTGGTGAAGAAGTATTCCCTTCTGATTTTGCAATCTATGACCTTAGTCAGTTCCTTAGTGGTATCTCTTTATTCAACGACCCTCAACTAGAATTTACTAGTGGTGATTTTGTAAACATTAAGGGTGGTCGTCAGTCTGCTAAGTATTATTTTTCTGATCCTGAAATTACACTTAAGAGTGCTCCAGAAAAAAATGTAAACTTTCCTGGTTCTGATGTAGAGTTTAATCTTTCTGGTGATGATCTTTTATCACTACAGAAAGCATCTGCGGTTTATAGCTTACCAGATCTTACTTTTTATTGTGAAGAAGGTTCTAAAGAAATTAAGATTATTCTTAGGGATAAAGAGAATGATACTAGTAATACTTATGATCTCACAGTAGCAGGTACTTGTACTGGTACTTATTCTCTTGATCTTAAGATTGAGAACATTCGTGTTCTACCAGGTGACTACTCTATTAAAGTATCTCAGCATCTAATCTCGGAGTGGATTAATAATGATGTTGATCTAACCTATTACATTGCCCTTGAACCATCTTGAGTAAAGAATTTTTATGGGTGGAGAAATACCGCCCACATATTATTGATGACTGTATACTCCCTCAGACTATTAAGGAAGTGTTTAAGGGTTTCAAACAAGGTGAACTTCCTAACCTTTTGTTAAGTGGTACTGCTGGTGTAGGTAAAACTACAATTGCTAAAGCTTTGTGTGATGAGATTGGTGCTTCCTATATCATAATCAACGGATCTGATGAAGGACGTTTCCTAGACACAGTGAGAAATCGTGTAAGGCAATTTGCCACAACTGTCTCATTGACCTCTGGTGCGTCCCACAAGGTCGTTATTATAGATGAAGCAGATAACACAACCAATGATGTTCAGTTGTCCTTGAGGACTGCTGTGGAGGAGTTTCATAGTAACTGCCGTTTTATCTTCACTTGCAACTTCAGTAATAAGATTATTGAACCATTGCATTCACGTTGTACAGGTGTTGATTTTAGAATTAAACCTGAACAATCAATGAAATTACAAGGTGAGTTCTTCACTCGTCTTAAAACCATTCTAACAAAAGAAAATGTTACCTTTGAAGATAAAGTTCTGGCTAAGCTTATTAAGCGGTATTATCCTGATTGGCGTAGGCTTATCAATGAGTGTCAACGCTATTCTGCTAGTGGATCCATTGACTCAGCTATCCTTGTTGATGTTGCTGATATTAATCTTGATAGTCTTCTCACGTCCATAAAGAAAAAGGATTTTTCTACTGTTAAGAACTGGGTTGTTCAACACATGGACAATGACCCTACAATGGTGATGCGTAAGATTTATGATAATCTTTATGGAGTTCTTAAACCTTCTTCTATTCCTGAAGCAGTTTTAATCATCGCCAAATACATGAACAATATTCCTATTGTTCCTGACCAAGAAATTAATCTGTTAGCATGTTTAACAGAGATTATGATGAGTTGTGAATTCAAATGATTAATAAAGAAAAAGTAAGAGCACAAGTAAAGTCCAGATGGTATTATATCTTCTGGGGTGTAGCTACATTCTCTGTAGTTGCTGGACAAGTTTATGTTGGTTCTGGATATAGAGCATTCGCTAATTCTCTAAACAGAATATTTGATACTATTGAAGTTGAATACGTACCACCTAAATTTTACTAATGAATAGAACTCAAAATAAAGAAAATTACTACTACTTATTTTGGATAGTTGCAATGGTTGCTTTCATAGTACCACAAGTAGTTACTGCAGTTGCTTACCATAGACTTGCAGATCATTTAAACGGAACCATACGAGTTGAGGTTGTTGATGCCACAGACAAATAAGTCATTAAAAACACCTCTTAGATATCCTGGTGGAAAGAGTAGAGCAACTGTAAAGCTTTCACAATTCTTTCCTGCTATGGATAAGTATAAAGAGTTTAGAGAACCTTTTCTTGGTGGTGGTTCTGTAGCATTATATGTTACAAAGATGTTTCCACACTTAGAGATATGGGTCAATGACTTGTATGAACCTCTATATAATTTTTGGTGTGAGTTACAACATAACGGACAGGATCTTCAAGATGCTATTTGGTCTTTGAAGAATCAATATCCAGATAGAACAACTGCCAGAGAATTATTCAATACATCTAAAATAGAAGTAAATGACAAAGAAAAATCAAACCTTGCTCGTGCCTGCTCTTTTTATATCGTTAATAAGTGTTCCTTTAGTGGTCTTACTGAGTCTTCATCCTTCTCGCCACAAGCCTCAGAATCCAATTTCTCCTTTAGAGGAATTGAAAGACTTAGCGACTACTCCAAACTTATTGAAAACTGGACAATAACAAATCTTTCTTATGAGAGAATGTTGTCAGATGAGAAAGATGTATTCTCATACTTAGATCCACCTTATGATATAAAGGATAATCTTTATGGTAAGAAGGGTGATATGCATAAGAGATTTGATCATGATGAGTTTGCTAACTGGTGTGATACATTCTGTGGTCACCAGTTGATCTCATATAATTCTGATCAAATTGTTAAGGATCGTTTCAAGGAGTGGACAGCTGCAGAATTTGCACACACTTACACCATGAGGTCTGTGGGGTGCTATAATACAGATCAAGCAAAGAGGAAGGAATTAGTCCTTATGAACTATGAAGTGTGAAGTTAAACTATTCAAAGCAGGCACCGTC